TGTTATTGGGCTTCAGTAGTGGAGCCTAACAGCACCTTTGAACCTACTTGGCAACTTGACCTTTGCCTTGATTCTGATACTAAAGCTTTGGTTGAAGAAGCTGGTTTGAATGTGCGAAACAAGGATGATGAACGAGGTGAGTTCGTTACCTTGAAGCGTAAGGTGCAGGGCAAGAATGGTCCTCGTAAAGCACCAGTTGTAGTCGATTCCCGAAACAATTCTTGGGACGATAAGCTCATTGGAAATGGCAGCGTAGTAACTGTTAAAGCCCTTCCCTATGAGTGGAACTATGCAGGTAAGTCAGGTAAGTCGGCTGACCTTGCGGCAGTTCAAGTGGTAGAGTTGATTGAGTATGGTGATAAAGATTTTGATGTTGTAGAAGGTGGGTACGTTAATAATTCTTCTACTGAAATGTCAGATGATATCCCGTTTGGTAACTAAGTGAGGATGGGGTGTCGCATTAGGGTTAGTGCGGCACCCTATTTTTATTATGAAAAATATTGAAACATTAGTAGAAGATATATATGAACTCTTTAATCTTACTCCTATAGAAAGGAATGAAAAAGAAGTAGATGAACTCATAGATAAGTTTGGCGATATGCTTAAAGTTCATATCAAAGAATTTATGTATAGCAAACCAAGAGAAGGTCATCTAAGGTTGTCTGGTATTGGTAAACCAAACAGGCAGTTGTGGTATGATGTTAATACAAAAACAACTGAAGAAAGTTTACCACCAAGCACAAGGATTAAATTTCTCTATGGTTATATACTGGAAGAATTACTTTTACTCTGCGCTGAAGTTGCTGGTCACACAGTAGAAGCACAGCAGAAAGAAGTATCAGTGGAAGGAGTGCTAGGACATCAGGATGCAATTATTGATGGGGTTTTGGTTGATTGTAAGTCTGCTTCTGGTAGAAGCTTTGACAAGTTTGCTTCTCATAACATAGCAGAGGATGACCCCTTTGGTTACATAGCACAGATATCTGCGTATGCTCAAGCCAATGGCATAGATAAAGCAGCTTTCCTTGCTATAGATAAATCTACAGGTAAGATTTGCTTAACACCTGTTCATTCAATGGAGATGATAAATGCTGGTGACAGGGTTAAGAAAATTAAAAAAATTGTGGCAGGAGACAACGTACCTAATAGGTGTTATGATGCTATACCTGATGGGAAGTCTGGTAATTATAAGCTTCCTGTTGGTTGTGTTTATTGTAGACACAAGGAGTTGTGTTGGTCTGATGCTAATCAAGGGCAAGGTGTTCGTACATTCAAGTATGCAAATGGCAAAAGGTATCTGGTGCAGATTGCTAAGATGCCTGAAGTTGAAGAACTAACTCATTAGATGCACTGGAAATATCGTAAGAAGCCAGACCCTAATGATAACTTTGGGTTCGTATATCTTATAACCAATAAGAAAACAGGTAAAGCATATGTAGGTTGTAAACAATATTGGCATCAAGTTAAAAGAAAGAAAGGAAGTTTCAAAGCAAGGAAGAGAGAATCAAACTGGAAAATATATATGGGTTCTTCAAAATTGCTATTGGATGATATTAAGAAGTTAGGTAAAAGAAATTTTAAGTTTGAAATAATAGCAGAGTTTAAAAATAAAAGGAGCATAAAGTACTACGAACTTTACTATCAGATGAAGTATAATGTTTTATCCTCTACCTTAGAAGGTACAGATGAACCAGCTTTCTATAACAACTATGTCGGTGGTAAGTTCTATAGACCTGTTCAAGAATTTGATAATGAACCAAAAAGATTTAGATAATATATTAGATATACATAATGATACTAAAAAATATTCTGACAGAGTTTTATTTTTATCAGTTGTATTCCAAGCCATCCTAGATGCTACAAAGCCAAAGACTAATGAAGAATCTACCAGTATAACAATGTTGAGAGATGAAGCTACGTCATGGTTCTTTGCATCTATTGGTGTTACGAGTCAGAACTTTCAATTTATATGTGACTATGCTGGATTAAAACCTAAAAAAGTTAGGGAGTTTGTATCTTATGTTATTAACTCTAAAAATCCACAAGAGATTAGAAGCAAGTTAAACAGTATTCTCAAGAGAAAATAGGAGATTTAATATGCAATCTAGGGATGACTACATACTTGAAAGATTAAAAGAAGATAGGGAACAAGTTGAGAGAGTTAAGAAAGAAGCTCTTGACAAACAGATTGGCGGCAATCATTATAAAGATTGTGGAATACAACCTGTTGAGTATATCTATGCTAACCAGCTTGACTTTCTGGAAGGTAATGTAATTAAGTATATCACACGCCATAGAACAAAGGGAGATGGTGAGAAGGATATACGAAAAGTAATTCACTATGCAGAGATGATATTAGAAATGGTATATGACAAAGGAAAATAATACATGTCTCAAATAACCCACCTTGGTATTACAATTAATCCTGAGAGAGATAATCTTTTTGATAAGCTTGGAATAGCAAGACTTAAAGAATCCTATATGATGGATAACGAACTCTCTCCGCAAGAGAGGTTTGCTTTTGTATCTAAAACTTTTTCTTCTAATAACGAACACGCACAAAGGTTATATGAATATGCCTCACGACATTGGTTATCTTATTCTACTCCAATACTTTCTTATGGAAGGTCAAAACGTGGCCTACCTATTTCATGTTATCTAAACTACATTGAAGATACAGCCGAAGGGCTGGTTAATAATCTATCAGAGACTAACTGGCTATCTATGTATGGTGGTGGAGTTGGTATTGGGTTTGGTATTCGCTCTGCAGATGAGAAGTCTACAGGTATGATGCCACACCTCAAGATGTATGATGCTTCCAGCTTGGCATACAGACAAGGTAAAACCCGTAGGGGTAGCTATGCTGCTTATCTTGATATTGACCATCCTGATATTCTTTTGTTTTTGGAGATGCGTAAACCTACAGGCGACCAAAACTTTAGGTGCCTTAACCTACATCATGGTATTAATATCAGTCATAAGTTTATGAAACTTATTGAAGAGTGTATGACTGACCCCAACATAGATGATACATGGCATCTCAAAGACCCACATACAAAAGAAGTTAAAGAGACTATATCAGCAAGAGATATGTGGCAGCGTATCTTGGAGATGCGTATGCAAACAGGAGAGCCTTACCTACACTTCATTGATACATCCAATGAGAAGCTACCTGTATGGCTCAAGCAACAAGGCTTGGAGATTAATCAATCTAATCTATGTTCAGAGATTATACTGCCAACAAATAAAGAGCGTACTGCTGTATGTTGTCTCTCATCTCTTAATCTTGAGTACTTTGATAAGTGGTCAAAAGAAAAAGGTTTCCTCAAAGATGTATTGGAGATGCTAGACAATGTATTAACAATGTTTATTAATGAAGCACCTGATAGTATTGAACGTGCAAGATATTCTGCCATGCGTGAGCGTAGCGTTGGTGTTGGTGCATTAGGGTTTCACGCCTACCTGCAAAAGAAAGGAGTCCCTTTTGAAACTGCAGTAGCCAAGTCCAGTAACATAAGAATGTTTAAACATATTAAAGCAGGTCTTGATTTAGCTAATCGTGAGCTTGGTTCTGAAAGAGGTGAAGCACCTGATGCTCATGGTACTGGACTTAGGTGTAGTCATGTCATGGCTATTGCACCCAATGCTTCTTCTTCTATTATCATGGGTAATACCTCTCCATCTATTGAACCTTGGAGAGCCAACGCCTACAGGCAAGATACCCTGAGTGGTGCATTTCTAAACAAGAATAAGTTCTTGGATAAACTTATAGAAAAGAAATGCCAAGACAATGAGAACCTTAACTATGACCGTATCTGGTCTTCTATTATAGCTAATGATGGTTCAGTACAACATCTACGTTGTCTAACAGATGAAGAAAAAGATTTATACAAAACAGCTATGGAGATTGACCAGAGGTGGGTCATTGAACATGCTGCTGACAGGCAAGAATATATTGACCAATCACAATCACTCAATGTATTCTTCAGGCCAGATGCAAACATAACTTATCTACATGCAGTTCATTTCCTAGCATGGAAGAAAGGAGTAAAGACTATGTATTACTGTCGCTCTGAAAAGATTGGCAAGGCTGATAAGGTATCACGTAAAATTGAACGTGAGATTA